CATCTAAAGTACTATTAAGAGTAGTGGCACCATCAACATCTAGAGTGGCATCAAATTCAACTCCTTGTGTAGCATGTAAAGTTCCTGATACATCTAATTTAAACGTAGGATTAGTAAGACCTATTCCAGTAAATCCAGATGTAGTAACTACAAGATCTCTTCCATTTGGACCTACTTGAAATCTTTCAAAAATTACTGAAGTTCCTATACCAACATTAGTTAGTCTATAAATTGACGCAGAACTACCAGCACCAGTAAATCCCCACAAGTCTTGTGTACGAATGTCCGCAATCCAATTTGGATTACTGGAATTAACAACAGGTATTAAAGTATCTGTTCCAACACCTAGACTATTTGTCTGAACAAAATTTATAGCAGCAAATGCTTGTGCTAAATCATTTGTTGGTATGAATACTCCCTGGTCCTGAACATAAAAATAATTTGGCATTTTAATTCTTTATGTTAAAAATATTTATGGATAATAATTATCATTCCGGATAAATTGGAACTCCCTCATCTAAAATGAAAATTCCATCCGAATATGTGGAAAGTCCTACGATTGTACCAAATCCAACTCCTATAGATACACCCTCAGCAATAAGAGGAATCCAGCGAATACCACTCTCATCTCTAGACAATTGATATCCATTTCTTCCAGTAACATTTACAGAGTCATAAATGTTTTCATCTATTTTTACACTTCCTGCAACATCCAATCTTTGTTGTGGTTGGGTGGTGCCAATTCCAATCCTATTATTGACAATTAAATCATTAACTATTAGACTTAAAATATCTTCTGGTATCTTATATTCAATATCAAATTCTAAATCTTTCTCAGTTACGAACTCTATTTCATCCGAAACGAAATATTTTTTTGCGTAAGTGGAAGTACTAAATCCTGCCATGTTGTTAAATTACCTTTTTGTCGTAGTGATATCCAACAATAGATCTTTCAGAATTGTCTCCAGGATAATCTTCTATATCTCCTTCATATTCTACTATTAATTTTTCAGTATCTATTCTTTCTCCAAATACATGGTAAAAGCAATTAATAGGATTGTTTTCTTTTGATTGTAATATAATTTCAACACTATCAAAATGTTTTATAACAATATCCTGATAAGAACCAATTGGAGTAACTGAAATTGTAATTGTGTCTGGATCTACAAGGTTCTCCCAATATTCTGGAAGTTTAATTATATTTGTATTTATTAATTTTCCCCTAACATATACTGCTGCTTCCGGACCCTCAAGACAACTATGAGTTAGTCTCCAACCTTCCTTTGTTGGGTGAGGAATATCAAAGTTTTTCTTTGCGGAAAGTCTGTGTTTTCCTTTGCCAGAATAAACCTCTCCATCCGCATTAACATTTCTATTAACATTTACAAATCCTTTGACATTAACATTTTTATCTACATTCACACTCTTCTTAACATTCACATTACCATCAGTGTTGATATCAGGAACAATAGTTTCTTCTGGATTTTTGATTACATTCAAAGTTCCATAAAGATTAGAAGTTGCACCATTTCCAGGATAAACTTCAATACCTTGCCAGCAGACTGGAGGTTTATTAAAGTTTATTTCTTTACTTAGATATGTCTTGTCTGCCATTTTATTTCTTATCCGATAAATTTATTAGTATCACCTGCACTAAAAGCGGTTTCGACAAGATCGACACCACATTTAGAATCTGAAGGAAATATTTTTTCACCAGTGGAAGTACCTTTAGGTGCTAGGTTACCAGTCTTTGCTATGCAATCTGCCTGATTTGATTGAGTCACAACACGAGAACCAGCCTTAATATTTACATTTCTACCTGCAGTCAGATTGATATTTTCATCGGCATCAATAATTATATTTTTTCCACGAATTCTGATATTACCATTTCTTTCTGCAGTGATTGTTACATCTCCATTCTTACCGGCAATTACAATATCTACACCACCACCAGAATTATTCTGCCCGGCAATTATTTGAATTGAGCGGTCATTACAAATCTTAAACATCCCACTACCATCAGTTAACCCATGTATGCAAATGTCCTTATCACCAGTAACTCCGTACAAAGTATAAACATCAGGACCATTCGATCCCAACTGTGGATTTTTAACATCCATTCCGAAGTTAGGTCCCAGTTTCCAATAACTTCTTTCTTCCCAATTTGCTTCTCTAGCCATTTTTATACCACACAATCAATAACTTGTTTTATTTCGCCTTGGAATGAAGTTCTAAATCCAAATACTGGTTTTAATTTTGCTCCAGAACCAGTTTTACTTACCACTCTAAGTATTGGCAAATCTGTAATGTCAGTAATATTTATTGGTGTAATACTGGAGATTGAACCATTATTAATTACAGCATTATATGTATTTCCAAAATTGTCGGTTATAATATCTTCAGGTTGATAATTGTATCCTGGATTTATGATTAGAACTTCAGAAATTGTGATGTTCTGTTGGTCTGTGAGTGTAACACCACTTCCAGCACCACCAGTATCATTTCCAATTCCAACATCACCAGTATCAGTTCCAATTCCAACATCACCAACTCGCGGTTGATTTCCTAAAGTATAACCCTCACCATCAGAATTAATTATAATTGCCACGACTTTGCCATTCTCGATAACTGATTCAGCCACGGCACCGTATCCTTTTCTACAATTATCAGTAATAGATACAAATGGTGGATAAGTATAACCAGAACCACCGGATGTGAGAATCGCACCAATAATACTTCCAGTACCTCCACTAATTGAACCAAAGATTGGAAGTGCCGATGCCCCAATACCACCACCACCAAAAATATTAATTGATGGAGGATTGCATACAGTTGGTACTCCACCAAAGCAGTTACTTAAGACGCTATTAAAATCTGGAACACTAATATTTGGAGATAAGAAATCAAGAGGTCCTATAATACTTTCGAGTGGTGATAATGGATTCTCGGTAACCGTATCTACGAGTGATTTTGCATTGTTTGCCAGAGATAAAATATTATTAATATCAAATGGTAAGGATTGAGTTGGTCCAGAACCAATAGTCCATTTTTCTACACCCGGATCTGTTTCTTCTTCTCCACAGTTGAGTGATAATGGAATACCAAGAAGACCCTCCGCAAGTTCTCTTATGGTATTTCCAAGATTAAAATTACTAAAACTTAATAGTAAAGAAAGTGCCCCAAGAACTGTGGACATTCCTGCTATAATTAAATCAATAATTCCGTTGAGTAGTCCTCCAAGAAATTGATCAATAACACAAGATACAAAGTTTGCCACATTTTTTAATAGGGCACAGACCATATCACTTATAAGACTTCCAAGACTCTTTATAATACTTGAAATCAAACAAGGAATTAATTTTTGTAATTGTTTTACTGGTTCAATTGCTGCTTTCTGTGCTTCAACACCCGCCAAATGTGCCCCAGATTTACTATTTGGTACTGCTGCCGCTGCTGCATCATATACTTGTGCCACACCTTGCTGTAGAGCTGGTTCTAATTTCTCATAAGTACCATTCACAACTCCGGAAACTATTTCTGTAGTAATTCCTTGTATTTTTTTAGATATTTCTTCACACAACTCGTCAACTTTAGTATCAATCCATTCTTGTGCCAGATTTGGAAATGATTTTAGGTCCTGTAGATACTTAATCGCATTTTCCAGTTCTGTCGCAATCTTTTCCATCGCTGACCCTGGTTTTGATGTCGCAAATTGGATTATATCTCCATCTCCACCAAACTGAGGAAGTGCGCCAATACTATTTGCAATTTGTGGTGGTAGAGGACTAGGAGTTGTTTGTGTTGTTCTTGTCTGTTCGTTCGTTTGGTCTGGTTTTACTCGGGAACCATCATTTACAATTCGTGTTGTAAATCCTGTAAAGGGAACAAATGGAAATTTATATTCTTCATTTGTATATTGACTTGTTCTTCCAAAGCACCCTGCAATAACGGGGATTTGGGCATTATCTCCGTCCAGAAAAAATCCAAATACAATATCTCCCGGTCTTACCTTATGATTTGTTGCGTAATTTGATGCTCCAGTTCCATCAGATGTGGATAGAAGAACTTGAGCCCAAGGTAGATCTTTATTTTTTAATAATGTTTCGTCTTCCGGATGGTATCCTATGATACGAACCTTAAGTCTATTTCCCCATCCATTTTTATTGAGTTGCTTCTGAACTTCTTCCGGCGCAATCTGCCCTATCCACCAACGGAATCCGTCTCTACCAATAAAATGACTTTGAAGTAGTGATTGATCTAACATTTATTTTTTAATTCCAAAAGTGTCTCTTATTAATTTTAATGATGTATATGAGTTATTAGCATCAAAATGATGACAAAGTTCTTTAATCATATATAGACCACTTGTTTCAGTATCATATTCCGTAGCAGAACCTCTTGTGATTCTAGGGAACAAACATTCAATCTTATCACCTGCTCTTAAATTTGTATTAGATGGAATCATCACATTTAAGGACTGGGTAAATAGAAAATTATATCTCATTAATGCCTGAGATTGGTGTTCTATGGGGTCTGCATTTATATCCCTAGAAACTTCTTCTTCGACGGTTCCAATATCTAATATTCCGGTAATAATTCTAGATGGAATATCTCCAAGAGTTACTGAGGAGTTGTCATCAATATTTGGTAGTTTAAGTTTTTCTTGTCCAAGATTTATTGTTTTATCTGCATATTGAGATATTTTAAAATCTGTTTTGTCAGGAGATGTAATTCTTCCATCAAGAGGATTAAAGAACACTCTATGGCAGGCATAAGAACCTAATCTTAGTTTTTCAATTAAATTTTGATTTCTTTCTGTGTTATAATTCAGAATTTTAAAATTATTTTGATCGGCAGATCTTTCACCATCAACACCATAAGATTCAGTTGCTTCACTATAAGTAATTGTTGTTTTTTTAGTTTGTGAACTCAGAAAATCAATTGATCTAAATTGAAATCCATCTATAGTTTGGTAAAAAAAGAATCCCGCAGTTCCTTGCCCCGATACTGAACTTGTCTTATTTTCATCAGAGGAAGGAACACCCTTTGCCGCTAACCAAGTTAAGACTGTAAAAGGTTTTCTCATATTTCCAATAAAATTATAACGATTTGATGTCTTATCAATCGTACCAATTTTATTTGCTTTTAGGATATCATTAAGAATTTTAGATACTGACTCATTTATAGGTAATGAATATTTGTTTGCAACTCTTGTAGTTTCATTCGTAATTGCCTCTCTTGATACTAAGTGTAATGTAAAACTTTCTCTATTATTTTCAGAAATTATATCAGAAATACTAGATACATAAAGATAAGTTTTTGAATCTGTAGAAAAATCTAGTCCAGGATTGGTTGATGAATTTCCGGCAATTTTTATAGAAACTCTCTCCCCACCTCTTAGGGGAAGTCCATTGTAAATAGATTGTTTTTGCCCATCCTTAGTATTTGGAGCGGCAATCGTATTTCCGGTATTTACAACTCTTATTTTAGCAGTAATAGTCGGTGAAAAAATATCTTCATAGTAATCAATTATCACAGATCCAGAAGCAATATCAACTCTTCTGGACCTGTCATTAGATTCTATAACTATTTCTTCGAATACCGATTGTTTTATTGACATTTATAGGTAAGTTAAATCTAATAATAGTTTGTTTTTCATAAAGGTATTTAACATAGAATATTCAGAACTCATTTGTATATAACTCCCACCGTCGCCACCAGAGGATATCATTTGCTGTACGGTTGATGACCGATCATCAATAACAACTATTTGTCTACCTCGTCTTTCTTGAACTATTCCTTGTAAAAGATTCATAGTATAATCATTATTTTGCATTTCAATTGACTGTTCTTGATTAGGAATAGAAGGTTGTTGATTACTGGGAACTAAAGGAGTAGAAGGTTTTGGAGGATTTGGTTGTGATGCAGTTTGTGTTCGTGTTGATGATGAGGATGCTTTTAAAGGATGATTTTTTAACCAAGACTTCACATCTTCACGAGAAGTGAACTCACCATTAGGCTTTGGCACACTATTAGAAATTTCCCAGTGAAGGTGTGGTCCTGTTGATCTACCAGTGTTTCCAATGTATCCCAATAAAGCACCTTGTTCAAATCTTTGTCCTTTTTTAACTTCAGCAGGTTTCAACATATGCCCAAAGAAATGATATGATCCATAGACATCATCTTTCCATATAATCCAATATCCATATCCAGCACCATGTTCACGGTCACCAGCATATTTTGGAGGAACACGATTTTCGTGAGTAACAACTCCCGAAAAATAGGCATATAATGGTGTTCCCGCATTTCCCGCCAAATCATATCCAGTATGTTCTCTTCCCTCCCTCTGCCCCATTACCGAAGTAATTGTAACACCGGACTTAGGTTTAACGGGACTATATGAAATAGATACTGGTCTATCTCCCATACTTACTCCACTAGTTCCACTTACAGGAGCAAAATTTCCAGATGGTCTCGATGGTGCTGTTTGATTAGGTGACTGATTTTGCTTGAAAGAAGGGGGAACAGGTGCCGGTTGACCTTTATATTTTGTTCCAGATGTTTGAGAACCTGCACCAACAAATGTCCCAAATTTATTATCACCAGGATTTCTTTGTACTATACCTGTCGTAGATGGTTTACTAGGAGTAGAAGATCTCCCCACAAAATCAGTTCTGTTTTCAATAAATTCTGCAGCCTTTTTTTGTAAGGAAGGATTCATTATACTTCTGGCAACACCTTGTATTTCAGAAACTTTAAATCCAGTTGCTTTTGCCGCAGATTCGGCATCTTTAATCTGAAACCACTCTGGATTAGTCTTTCCACTTGGATTTACTTTGGGATAATCACGAGTTGGTTGATACTGCCTATCTTCCAATATTATATTTCTAATACTTGCTCCTCCCGGAAAATTACCTGCTCTCGCACGATTATAAATTGATTGAGCCACATCTGCTTGTCCTTGAGCATCACCATCTTCCCTAGATGCAACTGCTACTAAGGTCCAAAAGTCAGAGTTCTTTCCGTCTATAGGAGATTGTTGCGGAGGTTGCTGTGGTGGATCAGTATATGCATCAGGGTCTTCGGTAATTTTGCCAATTTCTGGCACATCTTTAAACGGAGCAAACAAAACATCAAGAGCTGATGATAGTCCCTTTCCTAAATCGTCAAGAGATTTTGTTAACTCTCCAATAGAGTTCTCCATTAATCCAGAACTATCACTAAAATCAAATGCAGAAAGATTTTTGAAAGCCGAATCAAAAATACCCGATATACTTTTCATTACATTAAATGTTTCATCACCATAATTTTTTAAGATAGATCCTGCAGTCCCAAGTCTTCCGGCAAATTGCTCCCCTAAACTAATCCAAGTTGGAAGATTACCTAATATCCACCCAGCAGTAAGATACTTAACAAATCCAAACAATCTGTCTGTGATGTTTAAACCTTGATCAGATAGAGATAAGGATCTAGCACCACCAGATTTAGTAAGAATAGTAGGATTACTAATTATATTTTTTTGAATTTCTCTTTTATCAACTTCACGGCGTCTATTCTTAAATAGTCCGATACTGGATATTAAATTTCTTTTTCTGGATAAACCCCCAGTTAATGTATTTTGAATTGATTTCGTTGTCTTTGTGGTTTGTGAGGCAGTAGATTTTAACAAAGAGATTGGTGATGATATTGCCATTTTAGAACACTACATTATAATTGACTTGTGAATATAATGTATAAAAATTGTCAGTATTTCCGGAAGGAATAAGTGGAACATCTGTGAGAGTTTGAGAATCTCTTGCAATTACAGAAGATGGTTGCTCTTTATTATTTTCAAGCACCACTACATCTGGTGGTGGTTCTGGTAAAGTTCCAAGATTCGGTTTTGGTGGTGATTGTGGGTCAAATGGAATTACTTGAAGAGAAATTGGTTTTGCTGAAGATGGCATTTGAATTGGATCTGGCAATCTCATTACACTCCAAGAATACCCTTTAGATTCTACCCATTTCTTTGCTTGTTGTTGCTCTACTGGGCTCATATTTTTCCAGGTAGACTCAATTCTTCCTCGTATCATAGTATTATTTGTATCTCTGTACTTGAAAGCCAATTCAAAGTTTTTAATCATTTCTTGGCTTGGTTCAGGAATTATAGGATTTTGTGGTTCTGCTACTGGTGCCTGCTGAGTAGTAGCAGTGGTTGAAATCATAGGATTTTGTGATTGTGCTACTGGTGCCTGAGTAGTAGTGGTTGGAATCATAGGATTTTGTGATTGTACTACTGGTGCCTGAGTAGTAGTAGTAGTAGCGGTTGGAATCATAGGATTTTGTGGTTCTGGTGACCCCTGTTCTACAGTCCCTTCTACTTTTGGTGCCGGATTGTTTAAAAAATCAAAATTTAATCCAGCCCCAGATAAAGCATTCGACCCATATTCCATAAGTCCAGAAAATGCAGAACTTGCCGAATTAGCAATTTCAGAAAAATTAATATTAGAAAGATCTAATTCATTTCCAGTCGCTTTCATTCCACTAAGGGCAATAGCTGGTAATGAAAAAGGAGCAAAGGTTGCTGCGGCATTTACAGCACCTGTAGCGTAATCTCCTTCCCAAAAATTTTTGACGGCATCTAATGCAGTAGAAGTTCTGGCACCAATACCGAGTGCTTTAAGTAGTAGAGATCCTGCAGCAGATACACCAGCAGTAGCAGCGGCAACGGGGGCAGCGGTTCTAAGTCCTGATAATAATGATTTGACTAAATCAGCAATTGCTTTAAATGGAGATGTAGCAAGTGCCGATAAAGATTTAATAACTTTTCCAGTAATTCCTCCGATTCCAGATAATATAGAAGTAAAACCTCTACTTAATGTTCCTATTGTAGAAGTAATAAATCCAAAAGAACCCTTAAGAAGATCTCCTATTCCTTTAAGTGCTCCAAGTCCAAGTTTTGCACTTGATTGAATTCCTTGTATAACTTTAATTCCAAAAAATCCAAATAATGCTCCAAGAGATTTTGTAATATTCCCAAATGTGGAGTTTAATTTTTTTTCTGTAGAAATTAATGGAGATCGAAGAGAAGTAGAAACTTTTTGTTCTAATTGATTTTCTTGCCCCTGTCTAATTTTTAATTCTAAAAGTTTTTTTTCCTGCTCTCTTTCTTCTAAAAGTTTCCTTTGGTCCTGTAAGCTATCGGATTGTATTAATCTTCCAATACCTTGAAGATTAACATTCGTCGTAACAATTTCCGAACGAACAGTATTAAGTTGATCTTGAAGACCAACTAAAGAAGTTGATGATATAGAATTTTCTTTATCCATTAGATTGGTTCCTCATATTTTCTTCTTCAATATACTGATGAAGGAGATTAATATAAATTTCTCTCTCCCAAGGAATCATATTTTCTAGTTCTGTCAAAGAGTATTTATGATGTTGAACCAGAGAAAAATTAGTTTTATAATATGACGCAAGATCTTCGTGCGCCAATCCTAGGCGAAAAAAGATGTTAGTCCCTCCAATGTAATATCACTTTCCACGCCGGTATTGGGATTTTTAATTGAAATCGTATGAGAAAGTTTAGGCATAGTATCAAAGAATTTTTCAATTTCTTTGAATTGTTGAGAAGTCAATTGCTCTAAGAATTCTTCTAGTTCTTTTTTAGTAGAATCAGATGCAGACCAAGACTCTTCTTCAGAATAAATTTGTTCTATACAAGATACAACCATCTCAAAAGTATCATCTACACTCATACCACCAACGTTTGAGAAATTATTTTTAATAAATTCTTTCATAGAAGGATATTTCATCCTTAATATTAAAGTTTCATCAAGTTTAATATCTCTAGAGTGTTCTGGTTTTACCACTACTGCAATATCATCAAGATTTACTGTTACTGGAACTTGAGTTGTTCCGTCATCTGGACAAGTCAAAAGAATATCAACATCTTCTCCGACAGATTTTCCACGAACATTTAAGAAAATATATTCAATATCAAAAATTGATAATTCTTCTACTTTAATACCTCTAGTAATAATACAATTTCCAATTACGGTCTTAAGTGCCTCTGCAATTTGCTTTGGGTCTTCACTTTCCATAGCAATAATTAAAATCTTTTCTTCTTTTACAAGAAAAGGTCTATATTTAATTTCTTTTTTGATAGATGGTATTTCTAAACTATATGTCGGTGTTGCAATTTTTGGTAAAGGCATAATACTCCAATAAAAACTTCATTGAAAATATTTAGTTCAGTTATTTAAGACTGTAGGAAACACGCTTCCTGGATTGGTAATTGTAGGTCTTACTCCACTTTCATTCCCAAGAGATTGTCCAGTTCGATAAGTTACACGAGTATTATCTGATGAAACATCCGGGGTTGTTGTAGATTTATTATTATCATTACCAATAAATTTATTCAAACTTAATGCTCTACCTGCAATATAACGATCATATTTAAAAGTTGCCGACACCTTTAGTACATCTGATTGATTATAAGAAACTATAGGAGGGCTTATACCAACGGGCCAGAGTCCAACAAAAGTATATTCAATTTGTTTAAAATACTCATAATTCCTGTCAAATTTAATAATTTTAGTAAAACTTGTTTTATAAGTTTCTGGATACTGCATTCTTACAAAGTAATTTGCTGCTCCTTGACTTACAGGACCTGCAAATTGGTTTCCTATAGGATTATGAGAACCACTAGAAATAAACTCCATCCAAGATTCTAAAAATTTTATCATTAAGTAATTTGAATCAACATAAAAATCCAGAGTTATTTCCCCATATGTTCTGGCAAAGGCAAAATTTTCAGAAACTCCGGTGAAATTTCCATCAACGGTTTTAGTGGCAAGATTAGATGTTGGTAATGATGCATTATAGCATAAAAGACCGGCAGATTCAGCAACAAAAAATGGAGAAACTCCTCTTTTTAGGAGATAATTTTGCAATTCTCTTGGAAGACCACCAAATATTAACTGATAATGTGAAGTTTGTGCTAAATTAGTAAATAATGGTTTAATGTCTGATATTTTACGGGCTCTAGACACTCTAAATACCTTTATGAGTCTTATTAGTATAAGTATTTAGATGTCTTATAAGGGAAAATTCAAACCATCATTTCCTGAAAAATATGTTGGAGACCCCACCAACATTATCTATCGGTCCTTATGGGAACTTAAGTTTCTAAAATATTGCGATACAAATGAAAATATTTTAGAGTATGCTTCCGAAGAACTTGCCATCCCTTATCGTTCCCCGGTAGATGGGCGCATTCACAAATACTTCCCTGATGCTTATATAAAGGTCAAAGAACCTGATGGAAGTACTAAAAAATATTTGATTGAGATTAAACCCCATAAGCAAACGATGCCACCACCAAAACCAAAAAGGCAGACCAAAGGATACATCTATGAGGCATATGAGTATGCCAAGAATCAATCAAAGTGGGAAGCAGCAAGAGAATATTGTAAGGACAGAGGGTGGACCTTTAAGGTGATTACGGAATTCCAATTAGGTATCAAGTAATGGCACTCACAGGATACGAAAAACCATTAGATGAGTATACACGGGATGAATTAATTGAGATTGCAGAATTTCATACAATTTATTATACAACTGCCAGTGGAAAAGGATCAATCGGTGGATATAAAAGATTAAAAAAAGAACAATTGATCAGTATCATTAAAAATGATCGTGATTATATTAGCAAAAATCCAAAAGCACCCAGAAGAATTGATGGGAAGATACTCACAAATCGTTTTAGCGATTTCAAAAAATCATTAAATGGAAGTGAGAAACCGGATAAATTAATGAATGAAATTATGTCGATATTGAGTGGAACTGAAAGTGCATATCCATTACCGGGAAAATACTATACCTACATTTATTATGCAAAAACTCCAAAAATTCTTTATGATCAACATCCACTGATTTTGGCAGGAGGTCCATATCTAAATGGATTCATAGGATTTAATTATCATCTTGGAAAAATTAGACAATATAATACGGCAGATGGTGATCGATTAGTCAGTGGGTTGTATGAATTGAGTCAACAAGAATTTGCAACATTGAGATCAGTACCATATAGAAAATTAATACAAAATTGAGATAAATAACTAAAAACTATAAATGGCAACCGCTTCTCCGTTTATCTATAGATATCCACTTACAAAACTCACAACATCTGATGATTACTTAAAAATTACTTTTCTTGAGTATAAACCACCAGGACTTATTCCGGGAGAAGGAACTTTTGCACTCCCTTCTTCTGATGATGTGTATGCCAATGTAGGAGGTAAAGATGATGTTAACCTATTGAAGGGAACCGTTATATTACCAATTCCTGATGACATAAAAGATAGTAATAGCGTCAAATGGAGTGGAAGTTCAATGGGACTTCTGGAAGCAGCTGCTGCAGGCTCCGTTGCAGGGTTACTTGATACAAAAGATTTTAATGACTTAAAATCTAAGATAACGTCAACAGCAAACAAAATAGTTGATGCCGCTAAATCCGGAACAACACAACAAATGATTCAGGCAGTACTCATCAATTCGATGGCAAATATTGTTACTGGAAAGAATGTTCCATCTTCACAACTTACTTCAAGGTTTGCCGGAGCAGTATTTAACTCAAATATTGAATTACTTTTTAGTGGAATTGATTTAAGGCAGGCATTTTCTTTCTCATATGATATTGTTCCTCGTTCTGAAAAAGAAGCAACGGAGGTTAAGAATATAATTAGAAAATTTAAAATACACGGTGCTGCCAAAAAGGGTAGAGTAGCAGGGGGTGCTGCTGGATTGTTCCTTAAGGCACCCGAAGTTTTTAGAATAGAATATATGAGTGGAGGAAGGCCACATCCATATCTAAATAGATTTAAGATTTGTGCTCTTCATAATATAACAGTAAATTATACTGGTTCTGGAACTTATGCAACTTATTCTGATGCCACACCGGTTCATATGACTATGACCCTAACATTCCAAGAACTCACTCCAATTTACGCAGAAGATTACGAAACAGGTACAGGAAGCGAAGCAACCGGATTCTAAAAATGTCATATTTCAGAGAACTTCCCAATTTAGAGTATCAATCATTCTTATCAAGTCGTAAAGGATCTGATGATTACTTATTGGTAAAAAATATATTTCGTAGAGTTAAACTGCGTGATGACTTACAAAATGTTTTTACCATATTCAATAAGTATCAAATCCAAGAAGGAGCAAGACCTGATACAGTTGCCGAAGAACTTTATGGAAGTTCTCAGTATGATTGGGTTGTATTGGTTGGTGCTGGTATCATAAATGTAAGAAATGAATGGCCTCTTTCAGATAGAGATATCTATAGGTATTCGGAACAATTATATGGAAATGACCTAAACGCAGTTCATCATTATGAAACCATAGAAGTCAAAGATTCTAGAGGAAGACTTATACTTCCGGCAGGTAAAATCGTCGATTCAGTCTTTACCATTCCAGACCCTAATATTCCCGTACAAACTCTAAATCCTGTTGTTGGTATTAGTAATTATGAATATGAAGTCAGAAAAAATAATAAGAAAAGGAGCATATATGTTCTTAAACCTTCATATCTTCAACAGGTTATTAATGATACAAGAAAAGCGATGACATATGATAGATCATCGCAATATGTAAATGATAAATTAATTCGTACCGAGAACACAAGAGTCACGATGCCATAAAAAAGAGGAGATTTCTCTCCCCTTTACCTCATTATTCCGCTAGGCGGGCAAAATATGACAGGGATTCATCATCGTCATCTTCATCAACCGCAACAGAACGAGTCGGTTTCAGGTTGCTAAGTTCGGTACGCAAATCTTCAGTCAGAGAAGGAGCAGGACCACGATAGTCATCCTCATCCTCAACTTCAGAATCAGTACGGGATGTTTTTCCACCTAAGGCAACTTCAAGACGCTTCTTCATTTCTTCATAAGACTTGAATTGGTCAGGAGAAACAAACTCAGAAAGAGAAAACTGCTTCTTCCAAATTGCTTCCATAGCATCATCATCATCCAACAAAGCACCCTGAGCGGCAAATTCACTGGAATCATAGTTTCTATAACCGGCAACACTCTTTGCCTTCAGTTTGAAATTAGCACCAGTCCAGAAATCAAACGGATCGATGGCAGTTTCATCTTCAAACTCAGGTTGCATTGCTTCCGTGAGTTTGTCAAAGATTTTCTTACCATACTTGAAGAGGAAGACTTTACCCTCATTATCAGGATTAGCAGGGTCCTTGACAACATAGATATTACTCATGTAAGTCAGTTTACGCTTCTGCTTACGGGCAACTTCCTTGTTGGAGTCTATACCAGAGTTCCACAATTGACCGTTGTGCTCACATACGGGGCACTTCTGGTTGAGGGTAGTTAGGCACGAGTCAATCAACCAACCTCCGGGTCCCTGAAAGGCGTGAGAATAGACTTTAACGAATGGTAGGTCTTCACCATCAGGAGCAGGAAGGAAACGAATAACGGCATAACCATTATTTGCTTTGTCACATTCCAATTTCCACAGACGGTCATCAGAAGAATTACCAGAATTATTCATTTTTTCTACTTCTTTCACCAGTTTTTCGGTGAGAGAACCAAGTTTAGATTGCTTTTTTAAGTCCGAAAACGACATAAGATTTTTTGGGATAGTTTGGATTTGTTGGATTACTTGGATATTATAGCAAAAAATCACTCATTAGTCAAGGTACTTTTTGAGTGACTCAATTGTTTTTGTCATACTGCTGAAAAGAATGCTCATATCAGTATCTGGCGGAAACCCCATCAGAGCAACCGACCTTCTTACATTTTCCTTCATCTCAACTGCTTGAGGGTCATCGGAAAGAGAAAGTCTTGTGTACATAATACGCTGCTTTTCAAGCAACATTGTCATTTTTTCAATATGTTCCAGTTTATCTTCACGAGGCATCATACCAAAAGTTAAAATACTATTGTATATAAACTCTTGAAGTTGATTGATTTCTTTTAGTTCATCCTGAATAATATCAGAATCAAAAAAACTACTCATTTATAATGTCCCGTAAAAGTTTTTTGTACTGGAATATGTCTGTATTTAGAAAAGGTTTGTATTTCTTAATTTTTAAACTTACGGTTTCCCATACTGGGTCCAGAAGTTTCTTGTCAAACTCACTAATATACGAGAATATTGTATCATAGATTACCATTATTTCAGGTGCCAATTCACTTTTTAGAAATGTTTTGAGAAGAATTGGATGTCCCTTCGAACAGTCGAATATATTCTCTAATTTTGTCTGAGAGAACAATTCGGTCGATTGCTCCTTGAATAAGTAAGTCAAACTCTGCTGCCTTTTCATCCATTCTTGGTAGGTTCTTTCTCCAGAATTTATAATTTGTCCAATCCATAAATTACTTGTACTATCTGCTGCTACAAAATTTGATACTAGAAAATCTACTATTTCTTTATCTTGGTACTTACGACTTGTTTTCTCGAAAAAATACCGGTCCTTTCTTTTATTAAACGAAGTTAGTGTTGCTCTTGTTTTTTTATATTTAAAGTAATCATATTTGGGATTAGAAAAGTGATTCTTAATACCCAAATATGCCTGATAAGTTTCAAAGGGTGACATCAGATAGGCAATTTCGCTTTAGAAATTCGCTTCATAAAGTTAAGATTAATCGCATCATACTTCAATCTTTCTTTAAGAGGTTTGGAAACTAACTTAGTAACCGATTCAATATCAATACCATTAATTTCACAATAATGGCAAATGGCATCAATATAATTGCAGTTTTCTTCGGCAACTATTTTTTCAATTTCTAAAGCAAACTTAGAAGGTGTAAGAAACTTATCTTCAATTGCCTGCTCTAATTCTTTATTTGATTCGGGTGATTCCATATCTTCTATATTAATCTCTAGGAATGTCGCTAGTATGTTTGTCATAGTTTAGCAGTAATAATATGTATTATAAGATATAATAATCAATTAGTCAAGTAGACATCTGTTCGAGTTTATCATTCACAAACTTTTTGATGTATTCAACTACGAGTTTCATGTACTTTTTAAGGTCTCTTTCTTCATACACTACACACTCTCCATTCTCACATGCCATAATGATTACTAGTTTCTTAATCGGAATACCAGTCATTTCATAATATGCCATACCATAAAACATTGCCTGAACAAAATAGTTCTCAATCCAATTTCTGGGTTTTGGTTTTTTAGAAGTCTTAAAGTCAATTACGGCAAGTTCCTCATCAAACTCCCCAATACAGTCTGTTGTTCCTGCCACACCAAGTTGCCTACTATACATGGCACCTTCCAGACAGTGAATATTATTAATCTTATTCAGTTCTGTTTTAGCAATCCTAAACAGAAAATCTGATAGAGGTTGAACTGTAGGAAGGTCTCTATTATAAAGATAATTTTCAACCAAAGTATGCATATCAGTTCCACGACTTGTTGATGCTTTGGTTATTCGATCTGCTTCCTCATTACCAACTCTTTTACGCCATTTGACAAAGATTTCCTTATTAAAATGACTTGTTACTGAGGTAATGGAGACCATCTTGAGTAGTTGGTCTCCATCTGGGATGCTGTAATATCGGACCCCATCAATCGTTGCTCTCTCAAGTTGAGGAAGTACATTATCAAGATGATTAAACATTAAAGACCTTCTTCTATTTTAGCAATAAGATACTGACGAACTAATCCTGAGCGGACAATATCATCAACACCAAACTCAATTATATCAAAAGAAGGCATTTTACGCAATACTTTCATAAAATCAATAATTCCATTCTTTTCACTTGTTTTGATTAAGTCACTTTGAGTAGCATCTCCCGAGAACATAATCTTACAATTTTCACCTACACGAGTAATAATAGAATCTAATTCGTGGAAATTAAGGTTAGCAAACTCATCTACGATTACAATACAATTATCCAAAGTAACTCCACGAAGAAAAGAAGTACTCCAGAATTTAATTGTTTCTTGTGCCTTAAGATTTCCATAAAGCATCTCAAAATCAGCATCAGAAGACATCTGAAACATATACTTTACCATATTCTTATAAGGAATCTGGTAAATATCTGCCTTATCATCGTGAGAACCGGGAAGAAATCCAATTTCTCTTGTAGGAACTAAAGACCTGACAATATAAACTTTCTCAAATGGAGACTTTTCATCCAATACCTCTTTGAGGGCATTATATAAAAGACAAAAAGTTTTACCCGTACCGGCACACCCATAGGCAACTAAATGTTTCTGTTCTGCATAAGAATCAAAAAGTTTCCTTTGATTCTCAGTGAGTGGGTCAATATCTACCAGATATTCACTACTTAAAGGTTTTTTACGCTTTGCTTGACGAGTGGTAAGACCAACATCATTTTGTTGCTCTGCTCTTTTTCTTCTTGCCATATGTGTTTATAGTTTTTTTACAGTTGAACCGGGAGCCTTGCTAGCTTTTTCTAAAACCGAGTTCCACGAAGGATGTTTTTGTGTCAGTCGATCCCTCCAATCGGCCGCTTCTCCGACATTCATTTGTGTCGGTATAAGAGGTTTCATATGAGTATTTTCTTTGAGATATGGTTCTTTGTCTGCCATAAGCATCCATTTCTCAAAGATTTCACCTGTTTCTGTATTCTCAAATCTATAAGTCGGGCACATAAGGTATAATAATTTACAAAATATTTAGGGGGCAAGTCGTGCTTTGTGAAGACGGCGATCTTCATAATAACTAAAGATTTCTGGAACCCATTCTCTCATTACTGGAACCATACCTTCACATAATGCCTGAATTTCTACCTGAGCATCAAGTTTAGCACGAAGGTCAAGGAAGTGAAGTGCGGCACGGAGAGAGAACGAAACCACAAAGTTCTGGCGGATATTCTGAGGAAGGTAATCACGAAGATGTTCCTCTGCCATACCACGAGTATTATAACCCTCAGCATACCTCTCAGATGCCGCCAGACAGAACTTTAGTTGCCTTTCGTAGTCATCCTTCGTCCATTCATACTTGTGCCCTTTACGGTCCAAATAGAGACCTTCTGGACGCACATAGAAAACCTCTTCAGGTTTCAGGTCACCAGTCGCAACCTTCAATACACGACGACCGGTATAACGCTGAGACTGAACATCAAAAGAAACTCCAACACGGTGAGTTCGTGCCTGTACCATTACATTATGAACAAACCCAACACAATCCAAAGAAATGGCAGGATGCTCTAGAGGTCCCCAGTGCCCTCGTTCATTTGCCAGAAGTTGCTCAATTACCCATTTGCCACATTCCTTTTCCGCAGGAGGAAACTTAGTGTGAATAGGGTCTTCACTATAATCATTCTTACCTGCCTGATAAACAAGAGTCTGTGGAAGTTGTGTCTGACGAATCATCACAACTTTCATATAACGGTCAAGTTCAAGAAGGTCTTTTGCTTTAATTGGTTTCATTTTCCAAATCCTTTTGATGTTTTTGCTTCTAATTCTGCAAGTTCTTCTTTGACAACTCGCAGTTGTGATTTCATTTTCTTAAGTTCTTCATTAGAATATAAGTGATCTTGCCTAATCAATCTTTCTAGTAGTTTTACAAGTTTTTTTGCTCTTACGGACATCAGTTAAAAAACCTCATCATAGTCAATTTCCTCTGGTTTAATGTCATCATACTTGTATTGTGGTATATCAGAATATATCTCTGCCTTGAGAGAATCTAAAAGCAATTCCATATTCCGAATAATGAGTTTTAATCTTTCAGTATCCATTTAGATTGATATTTTGAATTCATTATACAAAAAAAGAGAGGACTTGTCAATCCTCTCTTGAAAACCCTTTTTGGGTGAATTTTTTGGGGGATTTTTTTCCGCCTTTCTAGGAAATCACTTTCGCCTTTTCTTTTCGGGTGCCCTGTATCCCCATAGTCTAGGAGATACTCTTCCGTATCCAAAGTCAATTTTTTGAACCGATCCGGGTCCAAACTTATCATAGTACATATCAAAGATTTTAACTCTAGTTCCACGACATAAGTCTACATGAGTCTCATCATTCACACGGTACACAATTAGATAAGCATCATTTGGTAGGGAAGGGTCTTTTACTTGAGCAAGATTAGTACGTTCAAAAAGAATTTCACAACCGTAACGAGAAGAAGTTTCTTTTTTTTCTTCTGGAGTCCACTGCATAATTTCTTCCTCTACTACTACAGTTTTACTCACGAACGACCTCCCCATACAATTTCTGGGTATGCCTGAGAAACAAGTTCTTTTGTAATTTTATATTTCGTCTCAAGTTTTTTATCTTTTACCAAACACAGAATCTCTGCCTCTAAAGGATGAAGACCTTGTAGAACATTAATAAACATAGTTTCTCTACGAAGAGAACTCAGACTATCATTACCACCCTTAATAAAATTATAAAACTTTGAATATTCTTTGCGAATTGATGAAAAACCCTGATCTTGTGATCCAAGTGAATTGGAACCAAGTTCACTCATTTTCCCTACGGCATCATCAATCTTCTCACTCAGGGTTCCACTAAATGAACCTTGCTCTCCCACACTTGAATAAGGAACAATACCTACTGGAAGAGCAGATGTCAAACTTTCATCAAAGTTCCAGATAAAAATTGCCCTGAGTGATGGGTCATTATATTTTTGTAGAACTTCAACTTTTTTAATATTGGTTCTTTGCTTAGATACTAAATTCAGAACCTCAAAGGTAAAAGGATTTGCTGGCAAATCAATACTTACCGCTGGAGTTGTTTTTGCTTTTGTTTTTGTCGCTGTCATAATTGTTTAATATGTAATTATAATCTTAATGATATTTAGAGTTTATTCTTCTTCATCATCATCTTCATCATCAATACCATCAAAGTATCCTGGTTCAAATCTTACGGAAACGATTTCTTCGTCAATAAGATCGCCATCCTTATTATAAAACTCTGGATGATAGGCAATTTGCTTTGGTCCTTCCTGATGAGTCATCATATATTCTCTGCCGACCCAACCCAACATGAGACCCATTATAAAAAATAGTACGGTTAAGAATGAACCTATAACTAAACTAGTTGCCAACATTTTTTTTCTCCTGGGAAACTACTCGACTTTCCTTGACTTTATCGAAAATTCAAGATAGATGGTTACTTCTCGTTTGAAGAATGAAATCATCTTCTCAAATATAAGATGAAAAAGTTTAGGTTGTTTTCTTTTTCCTCCAGTAAGTATAAGTTCTACACCACGGTTCGGTGTTATATCATTATTTATGTCTGACATTATACCATTTGTTGTTCCTTGAGAAACTTAACGGTATCGATACAACCACCCAATCTCTTATCGTCACAGAGAACCTGTGGAAATGTGGAATCTTCTCCAAACTCGGCATAGAACTCTTCTCTGGTGAAATCCTTATTAAGATTATACACCACAAAGTTATTTCCTGTCAACTCTAAAACTTGTTTAACTTTATAGCAGAAAGGACAATCATCCTTAGAATATATGGTAAAGTTCATAATTGTTTAATATCTGTAATAATTTATATAAGAAAAAAGAGGAGATTTCTCTCCTCCTATGATACCACCTTACCTTTCTCACCACAGAAAGGGTCTTCATTCCCAAAGATACAAGGAATGCTGAAGACCTTTATATTATAAGGGATTTTGAGTCAGGTGTCAAGTAGCAAAAATATTTACAAAGTCTTCTGGCAGATTACAAGACTCTGCAAGAGTTGTGAATTCGGCAATTAGTTCGGTTGGAACTGTGGTTGCGTTTTCAATTGCGGTCCAAGTATTCTCAAAATCTTGATAGTTTCCAGATTCAATAAGAAGTAGAGTTGCAGGAAGTGCCGTTGCGGCAACAGGTGCAATACTAATTAATTGTCCAACAAAGGTATTGAGTAGAACAGAAGCAACAGCAGATTGCTTAAATGTATTCCAATCAGGACTACCGGGTGGTTGTGGTTGAGGTTCTGGTGCAGGAATGGTTGCAACGATTGCATCCCATTCTTCTCTGGTAAGAATCTCAAGACCAGGATCAACTTCGGTGATTAGAGTATTATCTGGAACCGTTGAAAGGCAATAATCAACTCCACGATCATCAGTCAACCAATAACGAACATCCAATCCTGAAATACCCGGATGAGTTTGTAGGGCACCATTTTGACCTGGTTCAGTTAGATATTCTCCATTACGAACCCAATAATGCTTTAAGTATTGCATTTCTCTAAACTTATAAGATCTTTGTATTATTTAGTTAACTCCATAAGTTTCTAAAAGTTCTTGATCTTCTTCTTCTTTTGTTCTTTCTCCTTTAACTCTAGCCCACGATACAATTGCCAATCTTCCAACTTCATTATGAATTTTAGTAACTTCCCGAACGCCGTGCAAATAGTTTTGATCTGATGGAAAACACACAAGTGTCCCTGCTTTTGGTGGAACTTCTATACCAAGTTCAGGGAACATAAAGTTTCCACCATCAAAATCTTTACCGTTTCCATCATTACAAAAAAGTACTATGGATAATGATCTGTCTGTTGATTTTCTCCAAATCTTATCACCATTTGGAGCAACCCAAATAGACCTACCATCAATATGAGGTGCATAATGACCTCCTACACCATACCTCAAAAATTGTGGAACTTCACTATCCCACACTTCAATACCATAAAAAGGATTAATAATGTTTCTTACAAGGTTCTTAAAAAGATCTTCAATCTTTGGAAACAAAGGACCAAACTCAATGATTTGTGTGTCTCTTATATTTTTATCAACAATCCAAGAAGTTTCTCCAGTCTCATTTGTTTTGTCTGGGTCAAAGACTGATAGATCAGTTGTGCTTGAGTTTCTTGCGTGTTCTTGAAGTTCTTGTAGTGCTTCTTGTGTGAGGACTTGTGGTTCAATCAAGATGTTTGATAATAAATTCATAATGTTTAGTGTTGTTGTGAGTATTTATGAGGATCTTGCGTTGGTTGTTGCATTATGATATCCCATTTTTGTAGGTAAATTACCTCTTAAAGAAGCATTTGTTGTATCGTTTGAATAATCAATTTTTTGAACTTCTTGACTCGTTGGCAAATTCAATCCGCCGCCAAAATATCCAAAGTTTTGATTTCCAGTTCCTGCCGATGAATATACATTACTGTATAACATATTTCCTCTGTATATTGAGGTAGACAAATCATTTGAATAATCCATTCTTTCTACCCTAGAGGAATTGATTCCAAGTCCTGTTGTAAAATAACCAAAATTATTATTACTCACTCCAGCATTAGTATATGCTCTAGATACTATCGCATTTCCTCTTGTTAATGCAATAGATAAATCATTAGAATAATCCAATCTTGATACCGTAGCAGAACAATTGAAATAACCATAGTTTAAGTTGCCAACTGTATTTGCACTAACAGTAGAAAAATTATTTGGGATTTTTCCTCTTGCTGCACCAATAGATAAGTCATTTGAAAAATCTAATCGGTACACATTTGAACCAAAAAACTCACCTCCTTGAAAATACGCAAAATTGAGATTTGATAATGTGGAATTGGAATATCCAGAAGCGGACAAAATACCCCTTGCTATACCATCAGCAGTATCATTTGAAAAATCAAGTCTGCATAATGAAGAAGAACGGAGAAAAGCACTATACAAGTAATTTGCACTAGATGTGGAAAACATCCGTTTATTTGGTGCAACATTTCCTCTTCTTGATGAAATGGAGGTATCATTGGAATAATCTACTCGGTTTACTATAGATGTCTGCCCATCAGCAGGTACAGGTATACCTCCAGTCCAATACCCATAAGACCCCAGTACTCTCTTAAATGGCAAATCTAAAGTATTAGAATCAATCCATTTTGTTGCCGCACGAATATAAGAAGGGAGTGGATCCACTGAGGTATTTGGAGCACCTCCGTATGCTTGTGAGGATGATGCTGCAGTCTCATATCTTGCTGAACTTAATGGACCTCTAACAGATGCAGTTTGAGTATCATTTGTATAATCCAAACGATTTACTGTAGAGAATTGTCCTGGATCCCCATAACCACCAATATATCCAAAATTAGAACTACTTGTTGCTCCAGTTCTAAACATGTCAGCAGTTGCAAGATTACCTCTAAATGCTGCAGTAGAAGTATCATTTGTATAATTTATTCTTTCTATCGAAGATAATTTATTATTAGCACCATCTCTCCCACCAAACACATAACCAAAATTTTGAGCTCCAGATGCAGACATATAAGTTCTTGCTGCATTTAATGGTCCTCTGGAAGAAGATGTTGAGGTATCATTTGAATAGTCCATCCTATCGGTTATAGTTAATGCAATATTTCCAGGTGCTCCAACTCCTCCAGTATAATATCCAAAGTTAGAGTTTCCAGTTGCAGATCCAGCAGTTTTTATTGCACTTAATGGACCTCTAGATGATGTAACAACACTGTCGTTTACATAATTAACACGATCTACAGTTGATCTTTGACTTCCATTTACAGTGCCTCCCCCAATAAAATATCCAAAGTTGGAGTTTCCAGTTGCTGATATTCTATGTCTTGCAATAGTTAATGGACCTTTTAATAACGCAGATGATAAATCATTTGAATAATCTATGCGGTCTACTGTAGATTCTAAAGGGGGACTATTAAATCCTCCACCAAAATACCCAAAGTTAGAATTTCCTGTTGCTGCTAATCCATATCTTGCTAAAGTTAATGGACCTCTTACTGATGCTGTTGTTGTATCATTAGTATAATCTATGCGATCTACAATAGAAAGTTGAGTATTTCTCCCACCACCAAAATAACCAAAAGGAGCAGTAGCAGTCCAAGGTGCTCCAAGATACGAAACAGGAGAACCACCGAATGATGATGCACACATAGATGCTTCTCCGAATCTTTGTGGATGCAAATTACCTCTTGTGGATGCTAAAACTGTATCATTAGAATAATCAACTTTTTCGAGTGGACTTGAACCACTTCTATAACAAATAGAAAAATTACCATTTCCTATATCATTAGCACTATATGTTGAATTTGTATTTCCACGAACACTAGCAGAAACTAAATCATTTGCATAAGATATTCTTTGGACATATGTTGCAGAATAACTATTAGTAAACCACCCAAAATTTGAATTTCCTGCTTTATTACCCCTATGTTCGGTTCCAAAAGACATTGGACCACGAACACGACACAGCACACTATCATTTGAATAATCAATACGATCAACAGAAGACTGTGGATTATTTCTTGAACCATTTAAATAACCAAAATTAGAATTTCCTGCTCCGGCACATAAGTTTCTATTTTGTGTTTGATTACCTCTATTGGATAATAGTGCAGTATCATTTGAAAAATTAATTCTTCTTACAGTGCTTGTTGCTCCAGGAACAGTGTAATCTCCTCCACAAAAATAACCAAAATTAGGATTAGATAAATTACCAGTATATCCAATATTTGTACCAGGTACTAAATATCCAATACTAGTTGAAGTTTCATTTGCAAAATTAAATTTATTGAAAAGTCCCAGATTAGATTCCCCACTCATATAACCATAATTTTTATTATTTACCCCAGAAAGATAACGACCTTCGATTGCAAGTATTGCTCTTGAATTTGATGTTGCGGTATCATTTGAAAAATCAATTCGATTAACACCACTATAACTAGATCCCACTACACCATCATTACCTCCTGCAAAATACCCAAACTCTCTATAAGACTCTCTATTTCTTCCTACCCACTGCCCTTCCTTTTGGAGTTCGTAAACCTCACCAATACCAAAGATATTAGTTCTAATGTCTGCCATTACTTCTCCTCAAAAAGATGTGATCCTGTATGAGATAAATGAATACTTGTATCTAACCAACACTCATAACCTAAACTTCGTGCTCTCCAAAAGAAACTAATGTCTTCTGGCATAAAGGTAGGTCCATTTTTATGTTCCAAAAAGTAATGATATGAGTTATGATATTCTGCCTCACTTGGTTTTACATTACTATCATCAAGTGAAGGATAATATTTTAGTTCAGGATAAGCAGCAGCAATATCATAAAATACTTTACGATGAATCATTACAAACCCCATTCCATTATGTTCTATCTTTATCAAATCTCCTTGACGTTCCTCTGGAACTGCGGTTTTATAGTTATACCTTAAAGGAATAGATTTCATCGGATATGGAGCAGCAGTAATATCCTTACCAGAACTCAAAAGTTTTAATACTGAAGCAGGGTCAAATCCAATATCACTATCAAGAAAAAATAGATATTCGTGATCTGTGTTATTTAGAAAGAAGTTGGCAATCTTACTTCTTCCTTGACTAATCAAAGAAGAGTTTGCAACTGTAAATAATCCGTGAGGAACTCCTTCTCTAACAAAGAGTTTACCAAGATTAAACAAACTCATCGTGGTCTTTTCACAAACCAAACCACCATAACAAGGTAATGCTATAAAGATACTCATTATTTTAATAGATAATTTTTCCAGATAAATCTACGTCAATCGTACTTGCAATATTTGGATCAATTCCAACCACATCAGTTTCAATCACAAGAGAAGAATATCTTTCTAATCTCTTCGGCATATCAAAAAGTTCTACGGATGCATATGCAGGAATCATTAGATTTCTTGCAAAATAAACCGAATCATAACCTAATACAAAGAATGTAACGCCAGTTCCTGCTGCAATTGAAAGTGGACTTGTTCTTGAAATAGTAAATGAAGTAGATCCAATTCCAGTAATTGGTGCTTTATCTATAAACGTTCCAATACTTACAATACTGTTAGTAGTAACTACGGTGCTGTTAATGCCACCGGCAACAAAGAATGTTGTTGCACTAGATGCCGCAGTTGATGCAAGTGAAGCAATTGTGCGGTCACTGACGATTTTTACAGAAGTATCATAATCTCCCACAAATTCGGTATTTGTAAGTCTTAGGGACTGTAGAAGAATTGGATTGGTTGTTGCACTGAGAAGTGTACCCGATACACTTACTCCCAGACCAATTGTAGAACCAAGTGCGGTACTCAACCCAACAAATGCAGTGCTATTCTCTTCTTCATAGGCAATATGAACATCTATTGCATCAGAAAGTCCAGATCCATACACATCTACACCACGAATATGAATTGAATCATTTGGATTCATAACTGCCGGTTGCTTAAGAACTTCAAGCACACCACCAACAGGAATAGGAACATCAAAGGCAATATAAGCATCAATTGTATTTGCCGTTCCAACTGGTGCTCTACGATACATTATATCCACACCGACTTCTGTTTTTGCAAGTCCCGGTTGTGAAATATAAACCTCATTCTCCTCACTGTTTCCAAATTGATTTAATTTAGAATATCCATAACCTCTATTGAGTAAATTCAACCTTATAACTTTTCCATCACTATCCACATCACTAGTAATTTGTACGCCAATTCCAGTGGTTGAAGCAATTGAAACATTTGGTGGAATTGTATAACCTTCTCCCGGCACATTAAGATATGCTGCAGTGACTTCTCCAAGTGTTAATACTGCGGTTCCAGTTTCTGTTGTTCCTCCCGCAACCGGACTTTGGAATGTTACAACGGGTGGTGTAGTATATCCAAATCCATTATAAGTCAGTGCAACACCAGTAATTGCACCGCCAGAGACTGCCGTTACAATACCAATCGCACTTGTGATACCGGCATAGGCAGGATCTCCGGTTGTTCCTACACCAACGAAAGAAGTTGTCGCAATTCCAACAAGACCACAAATACGATTTAATAAATCAGTGGTTCCCATACTGACAAATACATCTCCTGCCGTATATCCAGTTCCAACACCACCCGTTACAATTCGAGTCACGGCACCTGCCAAAGTATTAATACCAACAGTTGCTCCTGCTCCTGCTGGTTGATATCGTGCCTTATTTGCCACACTAATTGAGTGTATAATATAGTCTTTATTTGCTGTTGATGGTAATGTAAGAATAGGATTTAGAACACCAGTCGGTGATGCAACAATACTTCTTGAAATATTTGCATTAAACTTACCGGATCCACTACTAATATCATCAACCTTTAATCCACCATAAACCTCAAACTTATAATTTGACTGAGAGAATCCTGTAGTTCCAATACCTACTTGATATCCCGGATATGATGATAAAAATACGTTACCACTTGGATATGCTTCAATAATTGGAATACTAAAACGATCATTTACCGAAAATGAAGGAAATGTTTCTGGTGCATCCACAATGGATAGCATCTCACCATTTGCACCATAAAATAATAAACCACCAGTAGAAGCACTGGATACTTGTAGAGTAATCGTGGAATTACCTGCACCGGTAAACTCAATCTTTGGATTAGTTCCTACACCAGTAGCACCTACATTTGGAGTAATTTTAATATTATTAAACTGAGACATCTCTACTCTACAATATGCATATTAGTATTTATCATCAGGCAAAGACTCTAACATTTTTATTTTGTGAGGGTTTGGAGGGTGGCGTCGGGTAAGCGGACGGGGTAGTAGGCGAGGCGGGCGATGTGTTTGGTGGCGCCCACATTTGGTCCAATGGAAATCGCAGACAACCCTGTAACTGCGTTGAATAATGATCCAGTTAGTGGCGCTGCTCCATCCTTACTAGCACTATAGGTAAGAGATGTATTTGACAAGGCTTGAGCAACCTTGAATGATTGCGGAGACGAAGTAAATGTTCCAAGATTCCTAGTATGTGTATCCGATCCAATGGTAAGGTGATTAACTGTTCCGTTAAGATACAGCATCCATAATCTATTTGGATATCCTCCTATTTCGTAAATAGATGGAAAAACAGAAGATGTGGACAAGGAAAAGTTAAGACTGGCTTGAGCAAACAAAGTGCCCTCGCTTTGGTTATACCAACTTGAAAAGTTAGTCCCCGTAATGCTCGCCACATCAGCAGCGCGGGTGACGGTGGCGGAAGTGGTGGGGATGTAGGAGGTGGGGAAGGAGCCCGCTTCTAGTTGAAACCCCCAAGCAAAAAAGCCGTCCCCGCTTGCTCCTGTCCCAAAAACCAATAAAGCAGGTTCTTCATCATCGGTGGAGGCGGATGTCCCTGTGACCGAACATCTATACCAGCCATTGCCAGCGGAGGAAATTTGAGCAGACGTTCCGCTAGACAATACATAACTTCCACTTCCAGTCAGTGTAAATGCTGCTGAAAACCCTAACCCACCTCCGTCCCGAACATCACCGTAAAGTTGAACCGTTGTAATTTCTGCTGCTTTCAAAAAGCAGCTAAGAGTGTAAGCGGTCCCATTGGTAACTGGAATGGATTGCCTATTGTATTTACCCCAGAAAGCGCCACTAGTGCCTGTATTCCTTGTCAATTTTGATGCCGTTAAAGTCCCATCTGGCGCAACAGTTGCATTTTCCGTAAATCCACCGCCATCATATCCAATGGAATAGTTGGTGTTGTTAAAAGCTTGGCTGTAAGTAATCAAATTGGTCCTCGCCTCCTCCACCAATAGCCCCAGGCTTTCCCCCGTTGTCGGGTTGTGATCGAATCTTGGTTCATTAGCAGCAGCAGTCTTAATAAGACCATCAGCACCCACATAAGTTGCTCCTCTTGCTGTTTGGGATCTAGTAAAAGTAACAAGATTTCTACCAGTTACAGTATCAATAAGACTCTTGTTCTTGGCAAAGTTAAGATCTAGTGTGGGTGCCCCATAGTTTACTCCGTGTATGGCAGACATTTTATTTTATCCCCTCAGTATTCCACAACTAGTTTCGCAACATCTTTTCTTTCTCCAAGTATCATAAAGTAACAATCAATTTCACCACCAACACACTCAATCTCTACTATGTTACTTGATATCCCAACAACACTGTGCAACTTACCATTCTTTGGAGTCAGGTTCACGCTAATACTTTCCTCATCAACCAGACCAGTCCAATAATCTGGTAGAGGTATAATAGACTCTGTTGTTTTGCCACGAACATAAACCCCATTTTCAGGTCCTTCAAGTGAACCGTGTCTTAAAGTCAGTCCCGGTTTTGTTGGGTGAGGAATGGAGAATGACTTGGTAGTAGCACCAAAATCACCAACAACCTGTAGTTTATATGTTGGATTTGCCGTCCCAATACCAATTCTACTATCAACTAGAACAAAGTCTGTACTAAAACCAATACGATTCGCAGGCATTTATTTCTAATATCTTTTCTTATTTCTATTTATTCTTCCAAAATTCTAGTTTCAAAGAATCATAATACTCAACCAATTCCTCACCAAGTACATCTTCTGGTTTTGGACTGGTTCTGCCAAGTTTCTTTCTTACATCGTGCAGTCCTTGAATACCATAAGCATCATCATTCTCTGGTGATGGATTACTTAAGTTCTCAAAGTAGTGCCCAGAATAATACTCTAACTCACAGAACTCATAAACCTTCTTCAGTGTTTCTTCTGGTGAGTTTACAATCTCTTCATAATCAATAAAACACAAATGTTCTTTTTGAGTTTCATATCCAATCTTTAAACTCTTCCAAGGAACACTGATATAATTCTCCCATAATAATCTACATCTTGTTTGATTATTGACTGGTTTATTTGTATTCATCAGTTCTCTATCAATATAAGTAATCTTCTTTGACTTATTGATGATAGAAACAAAAGATGCTAAAACTTCACTGATTCTTCTGGTGGTGCAGATAATCTTTGGAGTTGTTTGAAATGTAGATTGAATATAAGAACCATACTTTGCCCAAGACCGATGCTTTTCTAATACAATCGGTTCTTTGATGTGCTGATAGCACCCAGAAATAATACCTCTTTCAATATTTGAGTATTGTTCTGGGTGTGTATTTGTTTGAAATGTAGATACCTGTTTCCAAGTTGGTTTGGTTGTTAGAAGTAAATCTAACAACGGACTTGTTGGAGTGGTATGTATATTTGGATTTTGTGAAATCAAGGTAGCAAAAACGGTGCTCCCACTACGAGGAACACCACTCAAGAAATAAAACTGTTTCATTCTTGAATTTCTTCAGGTTGTTGTGTTGTTAGAAACTCAAGAAAGTGTGCAAAGTTTCCCATCCATACTTTACTTCCAATATGAGCACAGGTTGCATTTGGATTGATCCAAATATCAAACTCAAGTTCTTTGAGTTTAGTGCAGAGGTAAATATCCTCTCCAACAAACTCATTATAATTTGTTGCATACTCACAAATTAACTTAAGTTCTTTTCCTCTAAACAATGTAGTTGGATTTGAGTTCCACAGTGCTTCGAGTGCTTTTCTGGAAAGTTTTAGAAATCCAGTTCCTACTGCATCAACCTTAATGTTTCCTTGTTCGTCTTTTTCAATTTGGTCGATACCTTTAAGTTTTACATTAAAGTTTCCCGGTTCATCAGTCTTTGATACCACAGGAAGACCAATTACATCGTGCTGGGAGTTGATAACATCTAAAAGTGCTCTTGCATCCCATACTTGATCTGCATCAATAAAAACAATAGACTCATAGTTATCTTGATATGCAATGTTTAGAAGTTCATTTCGTGCCATTGGCAGAATGCTCTCATCAATTAAAATGACTGGTTGCAAATCAATTCCATTTCCGGCACATACTTTGATTGAATTGGAAAGAGAATCGGCATACCAAGCCTGAACTTTACCGTCCAGAGCAGGTGTGCCGATAAGAACTCTTCTTACTTTTACTTCTTCTTGTTGCTCAACGGTCGCAAAACCTTTATATTCTTTAGTCATAATATTAGATTAAGAATTAGTCGTCTAATGAATTGAGATCAAATGAGGTATCTCTATTTTCTGTAGGAGGAAGAACCACCGACTCATAAGTAGAGTCAAATACCATATCGTATTGTGAGATATTGAGGAATGAGAACAACTCAGCCTTGGTAAACTCTTGTGGAGTCTTGTCGAGATACTCAACCTGTTCGGTTTCGTTATACTTTCTACGAAGTTGAGTATCAGTCGTGGTGATACCTGCAGCAGGATAAGAATATACTACTTCAAGTTCCCAAGACTTTACAATACCATTTGTAGTTACGGTAGGAACTGCCTTTGATAAGGTCTTGTCGCAATTTTCAGAGTATTTTGCCATTTTTCTTTTATGAAATGATTGGTTTAACTATTTATCAAACTACAGTTCGGTAACTTAATACTTTCACCGCAGATGATGTTGCACTACCCATAGTAACTTGAAGAAGTGCATTTCCACTATTTATTATAGCACTATAAGTGCCTAATGTGGAACCAGTTGCGAGTGTTCCGTATTCAATAATGGAAGCAGTCGTTCCATCGTGAATGAGAAGAACATCAGAGACTTGATAGTTACTTCCTTGAGTAATCTGTATCTGTATTCTTGCAGAACGATAAGTCGCAACTACAATACTATCTATGGTAGTTGTAGAAGTGGTTGCGACTGTTGTATTGGTTCTTACACCATAGAAACCAAGACCGGGAACTCTTAAGGTAGTTACATTAGCATCACCAAGTGTAATCTCATTAGATACTGTTGCAGAAGAAGGTTGGGCATTATAACCAAGGAAGGTATTATTGCTTCCTGTTGTGATGGTAGAACCTGCAGAACTGCCGATAGCAGTGTTGTTGATTCCAGTGGTATTGTTTGCGAGTGCATTTACTCCATTAGCAGTGTTTTCAGTTCCAGTGGTGTTATTATAGAGTGCTGCATACCCAGTAGCAGTGTTGCTGACTCCAGTGGTGTTGGAACGGAGTGCTTGATGCCCATAAGCACTGTTGAAGTTACCGGTGGTGTTGGAATAAAGTGCTTGATATCCATTAGCATTGTTGTTGGCTCCAGTGGTGTTGGAGTAGAGTGCAGATACTCCAGTAGCAGTGTTGTTTGCTCCAGTGGTATTTGCTTGAAGTGCCCTATATCCATTAGCATTGTTGTTTGCTCCAGTGGTATTTGCTTGAAGTGCCCTATATCCATTAGCATTGTTGGCACTTCCAATAGTGTTGCCATAGAGTGCTGCATATCCAGTAGCAGTATTGTTGGATCCAGTGGTGTTTGCTTGGAGTGCTCTCCATCCATCAGCAGTGTTTCCTTCTGCTGTAGTGTTGTTGCGAAGTGCCTCCCATCCAGTAGCAGTGTTGTTTAATGCCGTAGTGTTGGAGAAGAGTGCTCTATATCCATTAGCAGTATTTCTAAATCCAGTAGTATTGGAGTAAAGTGCTTGATATCCAGTAGCAGTGTTGCTGGATCCGGTGGTGTTGGATTGAAGGGCACTTAATCCATTAGCAGTGTTTTGGGTTCCAGTAGTGCTGTAATAGAGTGCTTGGAGTCCAGTAGCAGTGTTGTTGATTCCAGTGGTGTTGAATAAGAGTGCTGCATATCCAGTGGCAGTGTTTTGGATTCCAGTGGTGTTGGAGTAAAGTGCACCTAGTCCAGTAGCAGTGTTGTAGTTTCCAGTGGTATTGGAATAGAGTGCTGAATGTCCAGTAGCAGTGTTGTAGTTTCCAGTGGTATTGGAGAAGAGTGCTGCATAACCATTAGCAGTGTTATTGTTTGCAGTGGTGTTGGAATATAGTGCTATATATCCATTAGCAGTGTTTTGGGTTCCAGTAGTATTGGAGTGGAGGGCAAGTGATCCATTAGCAGTATTTTGTTGTCCAGTGGTGTTGGAGGTGAGGGCACTTCGTCCAGTAGCAGTATTATTATTTCCAGTGGTGTTGGATAAGAGTGCATTTATTCCGGTAGCAGTGTTATTGGTTCCAATGGTATTTGCTTGGAGGGCACTTCGTCCAGTAGCAGTATTATTATTTGCAGTGGTGTTGGAGTAGAGTGCTTGGAATCCATTAGCAGTGTTGCTGTATCCATTGGTGTTGGAGAAGAGTGCTCTATATCCAGTAGCAATATTATTTAATCCAGTGGTGTTGAATAAGAGTGCTGCATATCCAGTGGCAGTGTTTTGGATTCCAGTGGTATTGGAATAGAGTGCTGAATGTCCAGTAGCAGTGTTGTAGTTTCCAGTGGTGTTGGAGTAAAGTGCTGCAGTTCCAGTAGCAGTGTTGTTGGTTCCAGTGGTATTGGAATAGAGTGCCTCTAATCCAGTAGCAGTATTGTTGGTTCCAGTGGTGTTGGAGTAAAGTGCTTGATATCCAGTAGCAGTGTTGTTTGCTCCAGTGGTGTTGGAGTAGAGTGCTCTATATCCAATAGCAATGTTGCCGAATGCAGTGGTGTTGCTTGCAAGTGAACCTTGTCCATTAGCAGTATTTCTATATCCAGTGGTGTTAGAGTAAAGAGAATCTACTCCAGTAGCAGTGTTTTCGTATCCAGTAGTGTTAGAGAAGAGTGCCCTAAATCCATCAGCAGTGTTTTGGATTCCAATGGTGTTGGCAGTAAGTGCTTTCCACCCAGTAGCAGTGTTGTTGGTTCCAGTGGTGTTACCGGCAAGTGCATAATATCCATTGGCAGTGTTGTTGGATCCAGTGGTGTTGTAGTATAGTGCTTCTCTTCCAGTAGCAGTGTTGTTGGATGCAGTGGTGTTGGAGTAGAGTGCTTGAAGTCCAGTAGCAGTGTTTGAACCTCCAGTGGTGTTGGAGTAGAGTGCTTGGAATCCAGTAGCAGTGTTGTATATTCCAGTGGTGTTGGAATAGAGTGCTTGAAGTCCATTAGCAGTGTTATAGATTCCAGTGGTGTTGGAGTAGAGTGCTTGAACTCCAGTAGCAGTGTTTAACTGTCCAGTGGTGTTGGAGTAGAGTGCTCTGTATCCATTAGCAGTATTAGTTGATCCAGTGGTGTTGGATGTGAGTGCTTGGTATCCAGTAGCAGTGTTTTGAATTCCAGTGGTGTTAGAGGAGAGTGCCAAATATCCATTAGCAGTATTATTTGAACCAGTGGTGTTAGAATAGAGTGCCCGGAATCCAGTAGCAGTGTTGTATAGTCCAGTTGTGTTGGCAGTGAGTGCTTGTTGTCCATTAGCAGTGTTTCTTTCTCCAGTGGTGTTGGAGTAGAGTGCTTGATATCCAGTAGCAGTGTTGAATTGTCCAATGGTGTTGGAACTAAGTGCTTGTTGTCCAGTAGCAGTGTTATTTTGCCCAGTGGTGTTGGAGTAAAGTGCACTTCGTCCTGTAGCAGTGTTATAGAATCCAGTAGTGTTGGAGTAGAGTGCTTGGAATCCATTAGCAGTGTTATCGGTTCCGGTGGTGTTGTATTCAAGTGATCTTACTCCAGTAGCAGTGTTTTGGATTCCAGTGGTGTTGGAGAAGAGTGCTGCATATCCAGTAGCAGTATTGTTGATTCCAGTGGTGTTGTAGTAGAGTGCTTGGAATCCATTAGCAGTGTTATAGATTCCAGTGGTGTTGGATTGAAGAGCACTTACTCCAGTAGCAGTGTTGTTGGTTCCAGTGGTGTTGGAGATAAGTGCTTGGAGTCCAGTAGCAGTGTTGCTGGATCCAGTGGTGTTGAATTGAAGGGCACTTGTTCCAGTAGCAGTATTGTTGGTTCCAGTGGTATTAGAACGGAGTGCTCTATAACCATTAGCAGTGTTATTGTTTGCAGTGGTGTTGAAGTAGAGTGCTTCAAACCCAGTAGCAGTATTATTTTGCCCAGTGGTGTTGGAATAGAGTGCTCTATATCCATTCGCAGTGTTGTAGATTCCAGTGCTGTTTAAATAAAGTGCTTGATATCCAGTGGCAGTGTTTAACGCTCCAGTGGTGTTGGAGTAGAGTGCTTGGAATCCATAAGCAGTGTTGCTGTATCCAGTGGTGTTGAATTGAAGGGCACTTTGACCATTAGCAGTGTTTTGGGTTCCAGTGCTGTTTAAATAAAGTGCTTGATATCCAGTGGCAGTGTTGCTGCTCCCAGTGGTGTTATGGACTAAGGATTGAAAACCATTGGCAGTGTTATTGACTCCAGTAGTGCTGTCTCGGAGTGCATTTACTCCAGTAGCAGTATTATTGGACCCAGTGGTGTTGGAACTAAGTGCATTTACTCCAGTAGCAGTATTATTGGACCCAGTAGTGTTTGATTGAAGGGCACTTGCTCCAGTAGCAGTGTTTTGATAACCAGTAGTGTTGCCGAAGAGAGCATAATAACCATTGGCAGTGTTTTGATATCCAGTGGTGTTGGAGTAGAGAGATGCTCGTCCAGTGGCAGTGTTAATATATCCAGTGGTGTTTGCTTGGAGTGCTAACTGTCCATTGGCAGTGTTGCTGTATCCAGTGGTGTTGTTTGTGAGAGCACTTACTCCAGTAGCAGTGTTTTGGATTCCAGTGGTGTTGGAGAAGAGTGCTGAATGTCCAGTGGCAGTGTTAATATATCCAGTGGTGTTGGCATATAGTGCATTTGTTCCATTAGCAGTATTATTGGTTCCAGTGGTGTTTAGATAGAGGGCATTTACTCCATTAGCACTGTTTTGAGTTCCAGTGGTGTTGGAGAAGAGTGCATTTACTCCAGTAGCAGTGTTGTAGGTGCCAGTGGTGTTTGCTTGGAGTGCTCTATATCCATTAGCAGTGTTACTGGATCCAGTGGTGTTGAAACGAAGTGCTGCATATCCATTAGCAGTGTTGCTATTTGCAGTGGTATTTGCATATAGAGCATATAGACCATTAGCAGTATTATAGGATCCAGTAGTGTTGGCACGGAGTGCTTGATATCCATTAGCAGTGTTGTTGGATGCAGTGGTGTTGTTTTTGAGAGATTCAAATCCAGTAGCAACGTTGGCGGTTCCAGTGGTGTTTGATTGAAGAGCACTTACACCATTAGCAGTATTATTGGTTCCAGTGGTGTTGGAGAAGAGTGCATTTAGTCCATTAGCAGTGTTGTTGGATCCAGTGGTGTTGGCACGGAGTGCCTTATATCCATTAGCAGTGTTGTCAGTGCCAGTGGTGTTGGAGTATAGTGCTTGAGTTCCAGTAGCAGTGTTGTTGGATCCAGTGGTGTTGGAGTAGAGTGCTGTATATCCAGTAGCAGTGTTGTTGGTTCCAGTGGTGTTGGAACGAAGTGCTGAATGTCCAGTAGCAGTATTGTTGATTCCAGTGGTGTTGAAGCGAAGTGCCTGATATCCATTAGCAGTGTTATTGATTCCAGTAGTGTTGGAGTAGAGTGCCTCTAATCCAGTAGCAGTGTTGTTTGCTCCAGTGGTGTTGAATTGAAGGGCACTTACTCCATTAGCAGTGTTGTAGTTGCCAGTAGTGTTGGCATTGAGTGCCTTATATCCATTAGCAGTGTTGTTGGATGCAGTGGTGTTGGAGAGAAGTGCTTGGAGTCCAGTAGCAGTATTATTTTGCCCAGTGGTGTTGGAGAAAAGTGCTCTGTATCCATTAGCAGTGTTGTAGTTTCCAGTGGTGTTGGCAGCAAGTGCATTTACTCCATTAGCAGTGTTTTGGATTCCAGTGGTGTTGAAACGAAGTGCATTTACTCCATTGGCAACATTGCCGCCACCAGTGGTGTTGGATAAGAGTGCTGCATATCCAGTAGCAGTGTTATTGGTTCCAGTAGTATTGGAAGTAAGTGCTTGAGATCCATTAGCAGTGTTAATACTTCCAGTGGTGTTGGAATAGAGTGCTCCATATCCAGTAGCAGTGTTGGTGGTTCCAGTGGTGTTGGTACGGAGTGCTTGATATCCAACAGCAGTATTACTATCTCCAGTAGTATTACTTAAAAGTGCCTGATAACCAAGTGCTGTGTTGCTACTTACACTTCCAGTTCCTCTACCAATTGTAAGACCATTAACAGAAGCATCACCAGTTGAAGGATTAAAAAGTAGACTACTATTCACATAAACTAAATTATTACCAGAAGTGGTACTAACAAAAGTTAAGTATCTTGAAGCATTTGTAGAGTCTACAGCAATTGCTATGGAGTTTGCGGATCCTACATTTGCCGAACTTGCATTGATCCAAGAAATAGCAGATCCAGTTGATGATAAGATTTGCCCTGAACTTCCTGCTACATTAGTACCATCATAAAGTGCTCCGGTAACTCTTACATTACCCTGAACGTGTAAGGATTGTGATGGATTTGTGGTTCCAATACCCAATGAACCACTTACATAGCCTCCACCAGTGACTTGAAGTTTTTGTGATGCGGTTCCTGTAAGACCAGTGGAACCAATTGCAACATTACCACCATAGGCAACTAAACTTACGGTTCCATTAGCATCAACATCAATGCTTGGAATACCAGAAACATCATTCACAGAGAAGATACTTCCAGAAGTCAGGTTATTTGTAATAGAGAATAACTGACCAGCAGAACCCTCAAAAGATAAAGTACCAGAATTGAGAGTATCATAAGGAACAATATCAATTACAGTACCAATTCCAACCGTACTTGCAATAGATACATCACCCTGAACCTGAAGTTTTGAGGTTGGATTTGTGGTTCCAATACCAAGATTACCAGAAACATAAGCACCACCAGTAACCTGAAGTCTTTGTGATGCCGTTCCCGTAGAAGTTGCTGAACCAACTAAAATGGGTCCGTTGGTAAATGTTGAGATTCCAGTGACTTGAAGTTGTGTAATAGAACCAATACCACCTATAACATTTGTGGCAATACCTGCATTGGTCGCATAGGTTGCTATACCGGCATTGGTTGCAAAGGTTGATATACCAGATCTATCAGCATAAGTTGCTATACCAGCATTGGTTGCAAAGGTTGATATACCAGATCTATCAGCATAAGTAGCAATACCTGCGTTGGTGGCATAAGTTGCTATACCTGCCGTTGAAGCATAACCAGTTAAGTTACCAAAGAATGTTGTTGCGGTTATAACACCACTGACTAATCCATTTCCAATAATGTGAAATTTTGAGGTTGGATTTGTGGTTCCAACTCCAAGATTACCAGAAACATAAGCACCACCAGTAACTTGAAGTGGTTGTGATAAAGTTCCTGTTGAAGTTCCAGAACCAATCAATACTGGTCCGTTGGTGAATGTAGAGATACCAGAAATACTTAATGCAGTTCCTACAAGATTATCAGCAATCGTAATTGTGGCATTAGCACCCGATGCGGTTGCAACAACATTACCACCAACAAAGTTTACACTCGTAACACTACTTGATGTTCCTACTATTACCCCCTCATCACGAATAGTAATACCGGCAATTGCACCAGAAATGGATCCTATGTTGATATTAGTAAGACCCGAACCATCACCATAATAAGTAACAATGCCAGTAGTTGCACTTACAATACCAGAAGAAATCCTAACTGTTCCAAGTGTGCTAATGCCAGATACTGACAATGAAGTTACGGAAGCAATACCACCGATTACATTCGTAGAAATTCCTGCATTAGTAGCAATACCCGCATTAGTTGCATAAGTTGCTATACCCGATCTTGTGGCATAATCTGCACTTGTAACATTACCAGAAAGAGAACCGACAAATTGAGTTGCAGTTATAACACCAGAGGCATTAATATTTCTTACAGATACTAAATCATTTTGTGTGAATTGGACATTACCAGCAGCAAATCTGACTCCATTTGGGATTTGATTAGTACCAACACCAACAGCATAATTAAATAACCAAGCATCAGTATTCAGTCCAGTAAAAGAACCAGACTTCAACCACATAATTTGCTTATATGTGCTTGGAATATTATCAGTACCAACTCCAGCATTAATATCAAATAATGGACTTCCTTCAGTGGATGCAATTGCAATACCGCCGTGATTTGCCGTAAAATCAGTAGAAACATCCTGCCCTAATGCATTAGTCGTAATGCCAGCAACAATATCTTTATCTTTAATTTGAAGTGTGGCAGCATTTAAGATTACGGAAGTTCCACCAACACTTAGATTTCCAGAAATAGTAACATTACCAGTAACATTAAATCCAGAGGACTGTGAAATAACACTTCCGGGAGCAGTTCCTGTTAGATATTGTGCATCATTAGAAAGTGTAATCGTGGCACCGACACCTGATGCGGTTGCTACAACATTAGGACCAACAAAGTTTATGGATCTAATAGTATCTGGAGACCCAATAATGGAACCCTCATCTTTAATTGTAACACCATTAAAGGCACCAGATAATGCACTTGGAGACAACCAGGTGGGATTTTGACCTACACCATTCGTAACTAAAACATTACCGGCAGATCCTGGAGATAAAAATGTTGTTAAATTAGTTGAAGATTGGTATGGAACCGATCCTTGTTCTCCCCCAACAAGATTTGTTGCACTTGTTGCAGTTCCGGTTAAATTTCCATTAAATGATGTGGCACTAACTATACCAATGAACAATCCATTACCAATAACGTGCAGAGCCTCACTTGGATCAGTAATTCCTATGCCAGTATTAGCTTTTAAAAGTGCCATCTTTTACGCCTGTATAAGTCTATTTATTGATTTAAATTTATGAATCACCGGTAAATATAAACCCAACATAATTAGAAGTTGCAACATTTGATCCTTCCCAATACAAGGAAGAACTTGAATCAGTTTCATTATAATTACCAAATCCATATCCATTTGTTGTTTTATACGTAGGTCCACCATTACCGTCAGTTTTTTCGCCAAGAATAAAGGCCCATAATCCATCATCAAAAGAAAAATTTGTTGAAAGATGATATCCCGTAACAGTAGGATTTTGATTATTACTATATCCCCATCCGGCATTTCCGGTCGTATCAAATTCTATAATATTTCCTTCCCGACCAATTACAACTTGATATACACTCATATATTCCAATGGATTTAATGTTGGATAAAAAATAGTTCTGGTAGAAGTTACTTTTTTTCCATCAATTTCTATATTGTTTAAAATATCAATCGTATCATTTGTAAATACCCACAATAAAATACCACGAAATCCATTTGTTGTTCCATCATATATTGCTGCTGCCATCCACTTTTTTCCGTCAATTTCAGGCAATCCATAATTTATTCCAGTATTCATATCTATAATTTCTTTACCAGTAGAAAGAAAATTAGAATTAGAACTATTATATACAAATCCAGTACCGGTAAAACTATATTTTCCAGTTGAACTACTATTACCTTGAAGTTCTTCGGAATTATTATTTTTTGTTGCTACGGCAAAAACATTAAATGCTGGATTAGATGATTGAATTGTACTTTGAACGTTTTTAAAATCAGTATTAGTAACTGAAGTAATTGCATTTAAAGAATACGATAAGGATATCAAACTAGCAAATATATCATTGTTAAGAGATAATGTTCTTTCATCAAAATAATTATATACTAATACTTTTCTATCACCCGTGATTCTTAATCGAGTATTGGATTGCATGTTGGAAGATACGTTTTCATCAAATAAGGATGCGTACAATGTTCCATCTGAGGTGATTCCAACATTTTTATCTGGATAAGAAAGTTCATCAATTATATCATAAACTTGCATTACCCCATTAGATTTTAGTCTTCCTACAGTAGTAATCATACAAATATAAAATCAAGTGAATTTTCAGATGAATTATGTTGAAGATAAAAACGATTTGAAGTGCCGGCAGATTGAATACCAATAGTTCCAATTACATCAATATTTTCTCTTGGGGTTACTGTCCCCAATCCAAGTTTTCCGCTAGAAGGAATAAACGATAATTTAGTTGTAGAAATACCAAGACTTGATACTCCAATACTATTTACTAGTGTTGGATATACTATAGGAGTATTTGGATCTTGATTGATTACTGACACTACACCAGAAGTCTGTATTCCAGTTAGTTTAGAACCATCACCATAATAAGTTACAATACCTATGGTGGCAGTTACAATACCAGAAGAAATTAGTACTGTTCCTAATGTACTAATTCCAGATACATAAAGTCCCGTAATGGAACCAATACCGCCTATGACCGATGTAGAAACTCCAGAATTATTGGCATAATCAAGTGTTCCGGTAATAGATGATGCATTAATATTAATTAATTTAGAACCATCACCATAATAAGTTACGATACCTATGGTGGCAGTTACAATACCAGAAGAAATTAGTACTGTTCCTAATGTACTAATTCCAGATACATAAAGTCCCGTAATGGAACCAATACCGCCTATGACCGATGTAGAAACTCCGGCATTGGTTGCAAAGGTTGATATACCGGCATTAGTAGCAAAGGTTGCTATACCAGCTCTATCAGCATAAGTTGCTATACCAGCATTAGTAGCAAAGGTTGCTATACCAGCTCTATCAGCATAAGTTGCTATACCGGCATTGGTTGCAAAGGTAGAACTCGAAGCGTTACCAACAAAACTTGATGCCGTAATAATTCCAGTAGTATTAACGCTTACATCAGGTCCTATACCAGCATCAATAATATAAATCTTACCACCCATAGATCCGTGAGCAGTGCATTGATAATACAGAATACCCGGCGCATCAAATTGAACATTCCAAGTTAGTGTTCCGTTAGAGACATTATTGCTTGGAATACCATCATCGTATTGAGTTCCAACAGAACCATTTGGAGTGCTTTGAATCCTAAATGGATGAGCACCCATTGTATTCGTAAACTTATATTGTTGTCCCCTTACCAAATATAATACTGGATCAGATTCTGCACCAGTAAATCCAGGTCCAGTGAAGGTGTAATCTGAACTTCCAACAGCACCTAAAATCCATTCTGATGTAAAGGTTGCTATACCGGCACTAGTAGCAAAGGTTGCTATACCGGCATTGGTTGCAAAGGTTGCTATACCGGCATTGGTTGCAAAGGTTGCTATACCGGCACTAGTAGCAAAGGTTGCTATACCAGCTCTATCAGCATAAGTAGCAATACCGGCATTGGTTGCAAAGGTTGCTATACCAGCACTAGTAGCAAAGGTTGCTATACCAGCACTAGTAGCAAAGGTTGCTATACCGGCATTGGTTGCAAAGGTTGCTATACCAGCTCTATCAGCATAAGTAGCAATACCGGCATTGGTTGCAAAGGTTGCTATACCGGCATTGGTTGCAAAGGTTGCTATACCGGCACTAGT